CCCCATAAGAATGGAGGTTTCCAATGTTGGAAAGGTCGTACCTATGTGGGGCGTTTCGCATCGAAAGAGGATGCCTTGGAAGCTGACCCTGCAAAAACCATAGATATGCGGAAGAATACCACGCCCATCGTTCGCGTGCGCAAAGGTAAGTCAAAGTCCGGTTGGGAGGCCCGTGTTTATATTAACGGTAAGCGTATCCATCTCGGCACATTCCCGACGCGGGAACTTGCGTTGCAAGCGCCGATCCCAAAAATATCCGACCCCCGAAACTAAAGGTAACATTAACACAGTTAAGTTTAACCCAAGCCTTTGATCCGTCACACTATTCTTGCTAAAAACGCCCCGACGCTTGGTCGGAGTATACCCATGGCAGAGTGCTTGCGGTGTAGTGTTGCCTATGCGCAACGAAACTCGCTCCACAACTATTGCTCACGACGATGCAGAGATAAGGCGCTGCACGGTGTGGAGTACCAACGAGCATGGGTAAGCGGTAACTGGCAGCGATACCTCAACCGATTGGCAAGGGCGAGGCAAGCCCGCAAGGACCTATCGACCCAAGACCTGCTGGATGTTCTCGAAGAACAAGGTGGGCGCTGCGCGCTCACTGGCGTCAAGATGACCAACATACTCGTTGAAGGCCGCAGGGTCTGGACGAATGCCAGTGTAGACAGAATAATTTCTGGTGGTCCCTACATCAAAGGCAACATCCAATTGGTGTGCGCGGCGGTCAATAACTTCCGCTCACAGATGTCAATCGAGGAGTACCGTGAATGGTGCCGCCTCGTCGCGCGGTTCCGTGGTCTACCGAAGAGGAAATGATATGTGCCCGCTTTGCCCAACTGTCGTTGTCTGGAACGATATCTTCGATGAAGGCTCCGAGTGGATACACCCCGGTGCGCCAGATATTTTACCGATCAAGGTCCGCTCTACTGGATATCTTCTACAGAGCACAGAGGACTTTGTTGTGATCGCCCGCGACTACTACGACCATGCTGAGCAGCGCGTGTACGGTGGCCGGATGGTAATTCCAAGAGGTTGCATTGACAGCATAACCTGTATTGACCTATAGATATGGTATGTTCTCACCAGTTGACTACACCAAATGGACGGATCGGCTGTGCTTCGACATCGCACTGCGCCTCGAAGGTAGTGGCGAAGATATCCCCGATATCCTCCAACGTCATGGTATCTCTCCCTCTGACCTCGCGGAGTTCTCGAAGGACCCGGTCTTCGACAAGAAGGTCAAGCACTACCGGGACGAAATCCGTGAGAAGGGCATCACCTTCCGGCTCAAGGCCCGCGCACAGGCAGAAGAGCTTCTCACGACCTCGTGGACACTCATTCATCATCCTGATGTGTCAGCCGCCGTCAAAGCGGATTTAATTAAATCCACCGTCAAGTGGGCCGGTCTCGAAGTCAAGGGTGACACGCCAGAGAGCGCAGGCGGTGTTTCGATCACGATCAACCTTGGTGGCGAGAAGCAGGAGATGAAGCTTGTCGAACATGAGTCTGTTGAGTGAACTGACGTTCGCCACGGCGAACGAAGCAAAAGCGATGGAAGACGAGTTACGCGCCGAAGGCGCTTCGTTCCGCACGCGGATCGTAAAGACCCGCAAGCGTGGACTGGAATACAGGATAAGTCTGCTCAATGGGCCTTGACATAAATAAACACCGCCACTAAGATGGCTGGATGAAAAAACTGTTGCCGAGCCAAGAATACCTTATTTCCCGGTTGAATTATAGCCCCGAGTCGGGGTTACTCCACTGGAAGCCTCGCAGCCCGGATACATTTGCAGATGGGCGCAGGTCGGCTGCGTGGTCGTGTAATAACTGGAACGCAAAGTTTGCAGGTAGGGAAGCTTTCACTACCACATCAAATGTTGGGTACAGGATGGGTCTGATTGACGGAGTGGCTTATGTTGCAGCGCGAGTAATTTGGAAATTGGTGTATGGGTACGATCCTATAGAGGTCGATCATATAAATCGGATAAAGACAGACAACCGTTTATGTAACCTGCGCGAGGTAGATCGGTCTGCAAACTGCTTGAACCGTGGGCTTTTGCGGAACAACAAGTCCGGTGTTTCTGGAGTTTATCTTGAAGTATCAAGTGGTCTGTGGGTGGTGGAAGTAGCAGGAGTACGGTATGGGCGGCGCAAGGATAAAGCCGCAGCGATTGAGTTACGGAGGTCTGTGCAGTGGGTTTAACCATCGATTACACGCCGCCTGCCACCGGCAAGAAGTTCATGGCATCAGACGCCAAGATGCGTGTGCTTCTGGGACCTGTCGGCTCGGGCAAGAGCGTTACCTCCTCCTTTGAGATCGTACGGCGTGCGTCCATGCAGGCTCCGAACGCGCAGGGCATACGCAAGACCCGTGCGGCAGTTGTCCGCGAGACGGCGCGTCAGCTTCAGGATACCACCATCAAGACCTTTCTCGACTGGTTCCCACCGGGGGTGTGCGGCGAGTATATGCGCACCACGAAGACCTATTTCTTCAGGGTCGGGGATGTCGAGTGCGAGATCATGTTCCGCGCTCTTGATGACGCGGATGATGTGGCGAACCTAAACTCGCTCGAACTGACCTTCGCGTGGTTCAACGAGTGCCGGGACATCCACCCCGACATCGTGGACGCCATGTCCAAGCGCATCGGGCGCTTTCCATCCGCGAAGGACGGCGGGCCAACGTGGCACGGAATGTGGGGGGATACCAACCCGCCGACCATGGACACATGGTGGTACTACCAGCTTGAGGGCCTCGACCCCAAAGATGGCGTGTCGCCCAACAACAACGGCTGGGCAGTGTTCAAGCAGCCGTCAGGCCGCAGTCCGTACGCAGAGAACATCGAGAACCTCCCTGACGGGTACTACGACACACAGGGCCGCAGCGATGAATATATCCGGGTCTACATCGACGGTGAGTACGGCCTCAGTTCGGCGGGTATGCCTGTGTATAAGTACTTCCGTACTGATTATCACATGGCCTCTGAGCGTCTTCGCCATATTGCCAATGGCGTGCGTCCCATTGTGGTGGGCATGGACTTGGGCCTTACGCCTGCTGCTGTCATCGGTCAGCAGGACCCGCGTGGACGCGCACTTGTTCTCGCGGAGGCGGTCAGCTTCGACATGGGAGTCCAGCGGTTCGTGCGCCAAATCCTCAAGCCACTGCTCATCGAACGCTTCCCCGGCTCACCCATCCTCGTCGTCACGGACCCCGCTGGCATCCAGCGGGCGCAGACGGATGAAAGGTCTGCTGTAGATATCATACGAGCAGAAGGACTGAAGGTAATACCTGCGAGGACCAACTCCATCTCGGCGCGTATTAACGCGGTGGACGACTTCCTGATGCGGCAGGTGGACGGCGATCCCGCGTTCCTCGTAGACCCCGGATGCACACAACTCAAAGCTGCGATGATGGGCGGATATCGCTACAAGCCCAAGGGTGATAGCGACATCGATAAGAACAAGCACAGCCATGTGGCTGAGGCCCTTCAATACTTGATGTTACACATCGCCACGGCGGGCGAGGGTATGGCCCTCCAGCAGAAGCGTGAGATCAAAACGCTTGCCGCCGCAGGCTGGACATGATAGCTTCCGCCTCGGTTTCCTCCCATGGAACCCCCCTGACTTGGCCCTCTGCACCCAGCAGAGGGCTTTTTCTTTTGGGTATTGCAACCTTGACGGCGTTGCTGTACACATGCCATACTTACAGCAGGAGACCCTCTATGGCTGTCATTTCGTTTACCCGTTCGGAGCCTTCGGCGTCCGTAGCCAAAATTGTCACATGGACGGCCATCGCCAACGCTGATACGGCTACTCCATTCCTGCCGGTTGACCTCGACACAGCCGTGGCCTCGGTCCAGATCAGCGGCACGTTCGGCGGTGCCACCCTTACCCTTCAGCAGTCCAACGACGGCACGAACTGGTTCACAGCCAAGACGCCCACCGGTGATGACGTGGTGGCTACCGTTGCTGGTATGTTCGAGATATCGCTCTCAGGTCTCTACATTCGCCCCAGTATTGCCGGTGGCTCCAGTTCATCAATTAACGTGATCCTCGTCGCACGGGGTTGATATGAAGAAAAAGGTGCAGGTCCTCTATCGGAGGTTACGGGCCGTTGCGGCTGGTGGACCCGGCGGACCAGATGATGTGCTCCTGCTTTCCAACGGCACGGACGGTCTGCTCCTCGTTGACGGCACTTCCTTCCTTAAACTCGCATCTTCCTCGTGAGGCTGACCAATGGCTGATACCAAACTTGCTGACCTGACGGCGCTAACAACGCCCAGCGGCGATGATATTCTCTACATCGTGGACGATCCTGCTGGCACGCCGCTGGACAGAAAGATTGCGCTGGACAACCTGTTCACGCGCGGCACGATCACCGCCGACGCACCCGTGCTGAACATGTCCCAGACATGGAACAACGGCGCGGTGACGTTCACCGGACTGAAGTTCAACGCGGCAACTGGGTCCAACGCCGGGTCGGCATCAGGCTCGCTGCTGATGGACTTGCTGTTGGAGGGGACGAGCAAGGTGGCGTTTGGAAAAAACGGTAGTCTTTCGCTCAATGGCGGACCACTTAACACAGGAGAATTAAACACTCCAACTTCTGGCGGTTTACGGTTTGGATCGGCTATTCACGGCGTGTTTCCGAATGGGAGCAACGAAACACATCTGATTTGCGCTGGTACGACAGCCGCGTTTTTTAGAAATTCTGCAACTTTTGCTGTGTTCAACAATTCTATGGGGTTAAGTAACGCCAGCGCAACCGCAGACGTTATCTTGTCCCGCCGCGCCGCCGCCAACCTCCGCTTTGGCGCAGCCGACGCCGCCGCACCCGTAGCACAGACCCTCTCCGTCCAGTCCGTTGTCACTGGCACGTCCAACACCGCTGGCGCGAACCTGACGATCACTGGCTCTCAGGGCACAGGCAACGCTGCTGGCGGGAGATTGGAGCTTCAGTTTGCCCCCGCTGGTTCATCTGGCACGGCACAGAATGCGCTTCTTCGCTCGTTCTCGTTCCGTGGCCTATCGACTGTTGCCTCGTATTTGTATGGTCCCGGTGACGGCACTTCTTTGCTTCTTGGGAATGACGTGGCTCTTGAAAACCAGAACACTGGTCGCCCGATTGATTTAAAGGCGGCTCCAGTATGTATCGTTAACTCAGAGCCTTATCTGGCTTGGTCTACATCAAGCGGAAATACAAATCCGGACACCCGTCTCTACCGCGACGCCGCCAACACCCTCGCGCAGCGGAACGGGGCGAACGCGCAGGCGTTCCGGGTGTACAATACGACTGACGGGACGAACTCGGAGTTCGGCGGCATCCGTTGGGCCGCAAATGTTTTCACCATTGGACCTCAAACGGCGGGAACAGGCACAGCTAGGGCGACTAGCTTCGTTGATGGCACCGGAACTGAACGCATAGGCATAAATGCGTCAAATGGCGTCGTTAATGTGGCAAGTATGCAATTAATTACTTCAAGCAGCATATCATATATCGGCGCTGATACGGCAGGCTTTACCCTGCGTTATGCCAGCGGCTCCAACACCGATATGATGGTTCGCTTTGCGGGCACCACCTCCTCCTTCCCCGCCCTCAAGCGGTCCAGCACCACGCTACAGGCCCGACTTGCCGATGACAGCGCCTTTACGAACATCCAAGGCAAGCTGACCACCGACACCGCCTACACGGCAACAGTTATTGTCCCGACAGGATACCTCACCCTTTACGACAGCACCGGAACTGCATACCGCGTGCCGTGTGTCGTTTAATTCAGGAGAAAACATGATCAACCTCACCCTCTCTCAAGACGAAGTACAGGCCCTCGGCGCGCTGCTGGACGCCGCAGTCAAGGCGACAGGCATCCAAGGAGCCAAGGCCGCAGTGCCGCTCTTTGCCAAGCTGGAAGCCGCAGTGGCCGAAGCCAAC